GCCTGCGTCCTGGCGAGGTCAGAGCGCTAGACGTTTCCGACATCACACGAAGCGAACCCATCTGGAAGCTCGATGTCTGCAAGGCCGTTCAGGGTCCGAAGTCTTCGGCGAAGATCGGCCCAACAAAGAATCGAAGAGAGCGCATCTTACCTATACACCCAGAGGTCAGAGAGTGGATGGAAGCCCACGTTGACTTCGCCGGAAGACTCACGCGGGAACCTCTCTTCAAAGGTCCGGTGAGCGGCAAGCGCTTGAGTCATGACCGGTTCTATGATGTCTGGCAGCGTGTTCGCTCAGGCATCACAACCGCGTCACTGTACGAAGGCACGAAACACTCGTTCGCTTCGGACGCCCTGGAGTCTGGCATTGAACTGGATCGCATCCGCAAGTTTCTCGGCCATAGCGACCCACGATCAACCGAGAAATATGCGAAGCTCAGTGACAAGAGCCTGGAGGTCTTCGTTACGAGACGAGCCCGAAATCGGGCACCGTCTTGATCTTTTCAAACTCTCGCCCGGCAGACTTCCACGCGGTAGAGACTCGGCCCGTCACGCTGCACTTCATGCTTCCGCAGCGAGTCGCGTAGCCTGCCCTCTCCAGTTCTGGCAGTCTCTTCCACGCGCCGTCGATGTTCGTGTGCTTGGCAATCTCGCGACCCGTGTGCGGCTTCGTGGCGTCTCGCAACGCACGCCAAACGATGCGTTGAATGTCGCCCAACTGACCTTCGCTCTGTATGTGGTGATAAGCGAGTCGGCTTGTCTCGCGTACTTGCGGCCTCAAAACGCGACCTGGGCCGAAGGTTCTTCGGGATTGTACCGCCTACAAAAGTCTGCGTTCTGGAAAAAAACAAGGGATTCGATCGGATACAACTCATCGGCGGGCATTATCAGTCGCTCTTTACCACCACCGATTCCACGCATTCGATCAACCGAAAGAAACTGCTCTCGGGTTGTCCATCCAATGATATCAACCGCGTTGGGTAGATCCTCGGCGGGTCTCGTCAGGATCGCAACGTCAGCAACAAATTTCGATTCTTCATTGAACAGAAGACCGCCGTTTTCTACGTTGGTGTATTTCGCGTCAATCTCGATGTTGCCTAAAAGAAAATCTATGCCGCCGTCATTCTCTTCACACGGTTGTATCGGCAGACCCAGGACGCGCATGGCGGCAGCCTCGCCCAGAACGCCAGCCAATTGGTTCTTTGTCTTTCCGAAGCCAATGTTGCATCGTCGCAAAGCGCACTCGCCAAGCGCTTCCATTTCGGCATCCGTGAAGGACACTCGCGGATACTGCTTCAGCGGCTTCAGTTCCTTGATTGACGTTTTCTTTTTCTTGGGATTTCCGTTCAGTCTCACGATGCTCTCCTTTTTTCTATTGAAGTAGCCTCAATGCGTGATTCGTCGCAACGGCCATTCGTTCTTGCATCTGAACCACGTAGAAGAAGGCAAGATCCGACTCACCATCACGAAGCGCGCTGGCGGCGCTTTGTATCGTCTCGACCATTTCCGGCATCAGCGGTATGAGCGCGCTGGTCACCGCGTCAACCTGTTCTTCTGTCATCATTCATCGAACTCCACATCCGTCGCGGGCGACCAACACCATTCGTTTCGGTCGCACCAGCCGCAGAATCGACAACCGTGCGAGGTCGCCTGCCGTGGCCTGGGTGGAACGGTCTTCGATTCCGTGACGATTCGTGATTGCTCTTTAAGCCTTTCAAATTCATCAAGATCGAACAGGATTCGTTCGGCGTAAACTTCGCTCGTGTTCTTGTTGTAAACGATGACCAAGGCTTCTTCGACTTCTGGGATGTGTCCCATGTAGGCATGAAGTTGAGCCGCATACTGAGGTTTCCACGCCTCATAGCCAAGCTCTTGGCAGAGGCCGAACTGCTTGGCGTTCGCGCTCTTGATTTCCAGGAGAGAGGTAACGCGGTCCCAGTCTCTGCCAGACGGGCTCCACTCAACGACGCCGTCAATGTGGCCGATCCATTGGCCCTCGCCGACTTCTCTTTGCTGGTCGCTGACGGTGAAGCCTGCTTCGCCGAGGAGGTCGACCACTTCATCTTCGATCACGTGACCGAGACGGAAAATCTGCAACACGGAAGCGCCGAAGCCCTTGCCGTAATCCAGTGGAAGACCTTGCATCGTCGCCCAGCGATCACGGTAACAGCGACCGGAAGCGCTCATGCGGTCAACCTGGGGTGGCTTGCGCTCAGATTCTTCACGCTTGGCGCTTTCATTCTTCAGGAGTGAGAGCGCAATGGTGTTCGGAATGATTGGTTGTTTCAGCAATTCAATTTCCCTTCGTGGTGAAAGACGAGAGAGATTCGCTCCGAAGGGTGACGCTGTAAGCATCAGCGAACCCCTCTCGTCAGTCGATCATTCCGTGTCTACCAAGGCGATTCTTCTGCCGCTGACGGTTGAGCGCTTGCGGCTTTCTGCGTGGACCTCGACGCCTGGGCCGCAATCAGATCGGCTTCAAACCTGTTGACGCTGTTCGTGTACCCGTTTGAATCGCCATACTTCGGATCTTTCGACGCGGTTCGGGTGACGTTGGCAACGAGGGTCTGCCCTTCAATCTGGCCGACGTCGTTGAGGTCACCGCGACCGATCTGGAGCGCATCGCAGATTTCCGCGAGACGCTGCCGACCGATCTGCTGGGCCACTTCGTTCGGGTTGTCTACGTTGAGACCCTCAAACAAAAGGCGGCCTTTATGCTCGCCCGCAACGATGGTCAGTTGCAGAGCGATGCGGTGACCCGTTCCGGCGGCGGTGGCCTTGTATTCTGCCTCGGTCACCATCACGCGATACTTGCCAGCGGGAATAGCCATGAATTCGCCTGGCTCTTTCACTTCAACGCTAGTTAGATCAATTTGATTCAAGTTCATGCTGCTGCTCCTTCTTTGTTGTTTGAAACGGAAGCCATGATTTCGGCTTCAACTGCGTGCCAACCTTCTTCTATTGAAATCGGAATTTCGGACGGAAGCGCGAAACGGTTCTTAGCCAGATATGCGCCCTCGTCTTCCACGTGCAGAATGCGCTGGCCCGTGGTCTTGCTGGTTGTGATTTCTTTTCCGCTGGAACCCGTCACGGTCTTCTTGATTCGCTCGTCAGCCATGTACCCGATGAGGTCGGCCCACTTGGTGACAAGCGGAACGATCTTCTTGTATAGGTTCGGTTCCATTCGGTCATACGCGCCCAAGATCGGATCTTCCACCGTGGCGCGGATTGAATGCGAAATCAAAATGATCTGCATTCGCTTCTTTGCCCGTAGCGCGTCGAGCGAGGCAAGGAAGTCGATCCAATGCTGGTAGGCAAAGACGTTGCCCCTGTAATAGGGAAAGTCTGCCATCGACGCTTTGCCGTGTTCTTGGCAAACCTCGGCTTCAATCAAGGTTTCAAAGCCATCGGCTGAATCGAGAATCCAAGTGCCGCCTTCATACGAATGCGACTCGTTCAGGAGTTCGTCAACCTGGGCTCTGACCTCTTGCGCCGTTGTGGCAATCGGAAACGAATCAACTTGATTCATTCCAAGACCGTCTTCGGTTTGGCTCATGATGGCGTTGCGCGCAAGGACCGCCGCGCTGGTTTTGCCAGACCCAGGCGGGCCGTAGATCATCGCCCGAGGCGGCGACAGCGTGACCGAATTCGTCACGAGTTTGAGATATGACACCGTTGACCTCCGTTAAACACGTAGTGCGGGCGACATGTCGAAACCCATCGACGCTCTGCCGCACGCTTGAGGTCATTCAGTATAACCGCTTTTCCGGTTAATTGGTAGTCGATAACCGGATTTTCGGTCTTGCGGGAATTTTTAGTTGCGTCTAATGTGGTCACCACCCCAAGTTCGCGACACCATCAGAAGGGATTGTGCATTGGCGAAAACTGTTTCAAGGAATATTGGCGCATGGGGCTCTGGATCCGAGAAAGAGACTGATGTTCTTGATCTCGACGAGGTTGTTCGTGAACTCAATCGAGAGTTTGAAAACACGCCCGAACGCTGGACTTCAATGGGGATAGACCCCCAGCGCGGTTCTGACTTCCTGGCCGGAAGGGTCTCTCTTACTCTGAAAGAACTTTCAAAAATGATTGCGTGCTCCGGCGTCAACGCATCAAAATTCTTTCTGTATCATCCTCAGATAAGTGGGCGCACAGACATCATCCCGATCAAGGAGGTTTGGCTACGCCACATGCTTACATATTTCACGGATGACCGAGCCCAAAGATATCTTTCCCAGAGCATTCAGATACGAGAAATGGGAATCGAAAACATCATTGACGAGACGATCAAAACAACAATCGAGTCTTTCAGGCGTCACCAAGGCGCGGTGACAATT